GGAGGCATTGCGCTCCTCGAGCCCGGAGTCGAGCTCGACCACCTGCGTCCGGCGGACCGGGCCGCCTCGCGCGCCGCGCGCGATGTTCTCAGGAAAACGGACATCATGGAACGCCATCACATGCCCCTCCGGCCGATGGAAACCGCGCGCTGCAGATCACGGGCCACCTGCACCCGCGACCGGCGGAACGACTCCACGTCCTGCGCCTGGATGGTGATGTAGACCGGCGCGCCATAGCCTCCGCGCCGGGTCCGGTCGACCACATCCTCCTGCGGATGCAGCATGGCGAGAAAGCCGCCCTGACCGTCGAGGCCCCCCGAGCGCGGGCCGTTGCCGGTGGAACCGCCGCCCGCAAAGGAAGGCAGGCCGAGCGTCCCGGTGTTGCCGGTCCGGGGCCCCAGGATGAAGCCCAGCACATTCGCAGCGGGCCCGAGGATGTACTGCCGCGCTGCGATCATGGCGAGGTCGGAGATGATCGAGGTGGCGAGCTCCGCCCAATTGACCTTTCCCGTCTCGATGAAGGACCGGAAGGCTGACTCGGCAGACCGGAAGGCCCCGACCAGGGCCGCGCCGACGGCGCTGCCCCAATCCAGGGCCTCGTCCGCATACTTCGTGAGAGCCTCGGCCACGCTCGCCCAGCCGCGCGCCGCCACATCCGCCGCCTGCGCTATCGCTTGCGCCGCATCCGTCCCGCCGGACGATCCGCCGCTCCGGCCGCCGCCCCGGCCGCTGCCCGGCTCGGCCGGGCGATTGAGCGCCATCTGCATGGCCCGGTCAGAGACATCACCGAAGAACTCGCTCAAGGGAGAGCCCTGCATGATGCCGCGCACCTGAGCGGCATAGGCCCTCCGGGCCTCGCCAAGGTTGTCCGCGTAGGGGTTATCCACGTTCGAGACGCGGAACACGGCCGGGTCGAAGCGATAGAGATCGCCCGGCAGTCCGGCCTTCGACAGCGCCCAATTGGCCGCATCGACCAGCGCATTGATGCCGTTCAGCGCCTTTTCGATCATCCAGTTGATGGCGTCGATGACCCGATTGACGGCCGAGAGGGCAAGCGCACCGACCGCGTCCGGAATCGCCTGATAAACCGCGACGACCGTGGCCGCCTGCACCTTCCAGGCCTTGATGAGAAGGTCACCCATCCAGACGGCGCCGTCGACAATCTTCTCCCAGGCCCAATCCGCCCAGGTGACCGCGTTCTCCCACCACGAGGCGATGGTGTCGAACATGGGCTTACCCAGCTGGTAGACCCGCTCGACCAGCGTCTGCCAGATGGCAGCCGCCACCTCCCCGAAGGTCACCTGCACCGCGGCAGTGTCGTTGATGGCCTCCTGCATGCCGAGGATACCGAGGGTGGCCGCACCGACCGCCGCGGTCACGAAAGGAAAGCGCGTCGCGATCCCGAGCACCGCCCGCCCGGAAGTCCCGGCCATGTTGGAAAGGTCTCGCATGAGCGCGTTCACCCCGCCGCGCCCGAACCCGTAGATCTGTGCGATCTGGGTCCCCTGCTGTGCCATGACGACGAAGGGATTCATGCCGCCCGCGAGCGAGACGCCTATGTCGTTGATCTGGAAGGCGAGGTTATTCATCCGATAGGCGGCGATATTCGCGCCGGTCGACGCCTGAGCGAGATACGTATTCCGACCCTTCAGAACGTCGATCGAGGCCAAGGCAGCGCGCCGCTCGCGCTGGATGGCGGCGGTGAGCTCGTCAGCCGAGATGGCACCCAGCCGGTGCGCCTGCCGCAGATCCGCAAGAGTGTCCTTGTAGCGCCGGATCGTGGCGTAGAGGGGGTTTGCCTTCGCGCGGAGATCGTCCATCGCCCGTCCGTAGGCGCCGATGTCCGCCGCATCCCGCGCGGCGCCGCCGGTGACGCCGGTCAGGGCGTCAATGCGCTGCACGGTCGTCGGTCCGCGCGAAGCCGCCATGGCCGCATCGAGCGCGGCCTGCCGCGCCTGAATGGCACCGACGCTCTGCTGGTAGGCAATCCGCTCCCGGTCGAGGGCCCGGGTCATTTCCTCGACCGACAGCGCACCGGCAACATGCGCCTGCCGGATATCCTCCACGGTCGCGTTATACTCCCGGGTCGCCGCGTAGAGGGGGTTATAGGTGGCGCGCAGATTGTCGAGGACCCGGCCATAGGTGGCGGCCTCGTCTGCGGCCGTCCTGAACTTCCTGCCGGCAAGCCCCGCCGCCTCGATCCGGACAGAGACCTCCGCCGCGCCGATGGCGGCCGAGCGCATGACGGCGGACGCAAGCGCGGTCCGCTCATAGAGGCCTTTCATTTCGACCCCGGCCGCCTGAGCAGCCCGGTCGACCTCCTGCAGGGTCGCAGACGCGGGACCGGCGGCTCTGGCAATGGAGCCGAGCGCACGCTGCCCCTCGTCCCCGAGCTCGGTCAGCAGCGTTTTCAGCTGGTCCCCACCCACGCCGACCAGGCGGACGGATACGCGACGTTCGGTCATGTTCTGTCCTGCCTCATGCGTTCATTGATCCGTTGGATGGCGACGGCCTCGATTTCAGGGAGAAGGTGGGCGACCGCCGCGCGGTTGATGCCCAGCGCCTCGGCCAGAGCGAAGGCCGCGACAAAGTCGAACCCGAGGACCGCGCCCGGGATGGCGCGGACCTGATGGCCGATCCTCGACGCCAGGTCCCATACCTCGCGCCCTTCGAGGGTTTCCGGCGCATTCAGCCGGGCGGGACACTCGGCGCATCGGTCAGGACAGGCAGCGCAGTATTCCCGGCCCCCGCCGTAGTGCCAGTCCGCGAGGGCCCTGAGCCGTTTCCCTCCGATTCCAGCGTGACAGCCGGAATCATGACCTTGGCCTCGAGGGCTTCGAACACGGGGAAGGACTCGAGTACGGCCGCAATTGCGGGGGGCGAGACCGGAACGGGCATGCCGGAGGCATCGTCGACGATCCCGGTCCAGTCGACCACCACCTGCTCGGCCACGGCCACGGCGAGGGCCATGGCGACGCTCTCCTGCGGGGTGTCGACCGTCATATCGGCCATCCGCGGCGAGGACCGGGCGGTCATCATGACGGTGGTGGTGACCGGCAAGACCTGAAAGCGGATGCCGGGCAGAAGGTCGATCCACCGGGGACCGGCGGAGAGGTTCAAGCGGAGCATGGTCTATGAATCCTCACGGGTTGGCGTAGTTGGGATGATCGTTGATGAGCACGGCGGTGCTGGACCGAAGCAGCACGGGATCCCGCGCCGCCTGCCAGGCAAAGCTGGTCTGGATGCCTTGCGGACCGGGGACGGCAACGCGCGGCTTGGGGAGAAACACCTCATGCGCGGTCAGCGTGAGGGTGGTGTTGAGCCCGAGCTCATAGGCAAACGCGAGCTCACACGCGTCGCCTGCAATGGCCTGATTAAGCAGGACCTGATCCGCGAAGCGGACATCGATGGAGCCGGAGAGCGCCGCCATGCCGGGGTCGAGACCATCGATCGCACCATCGGCCCGAATGGTCTCGATCCGGTCGAGGTTGTTGGCGTACGTGATCTGGCCGGAGGTGACATTGCCCAGCGCAACGTTGTTCCGGCGGATGGTTCCAGAGAAAGACCCGAACCGCGTGATGGCGAGCTCCGTGAGCGTCCCCGCAAGCGAGGCCGTCCCGACAAGCTCCTTTTGCGCGATGAGACCGACCGTGGCAGTGACCAGACCCGAGCGCTGCATCTGCCAGCTGATCTGGTTGGCCTTCACGCCCGAGCACATGGCGAAGTAGGGCACCTCCGGCAGGCCGATCTCGATGGCGGCCGAGGGAAGGTCCCAGGAGCCGGACCGGAACTCGTGGCTCGACCGTCCGCCGGTCAGGGTGGCGCCCGAGGGGGTCGCGTTGGCCGAAGGCGAGGCAGGCACGATCATCCGGAAGGTGTTTCCGAGGCCGCCCTGGACGTCATAGGTCAGCACAAGGGTGTTGCCGCCTGTGGCCGAGTAGGTCACCTCCGCGATCTGCGAGCCGGTGATGCCGTTCAGCACGGTCACGAGGTTGTTGAGGGTGTCGTTCAGCGTCGCGCCGATGAGGACCTCGCCCGCGGCCGGCGCCGAGGCCCGAAAGAACACGGTGGTCAGGTTGTCACGGCCGAGGTTCAGACGGGCGCCGGCGGCAGGCTGCGCCGAAAACACGATGGTCCCGCTCGCCGCCGCCAAGCCGGTCGAGATGGGCTCACCCATGAGCAGCTTCAGCCACGCGCCGAGATACCGCAGATCGATGGGCACGACCGCATCGCCATCGACGGTGATGGCATCCTTGACCGGAGGCAGGGCATCGCGCCCGAAACCCAGGAGCTCGGACGCAAGCAGCGGCTGCTCACTGCCGAGATTGGACGTGGCGAAAGGCATCTTCCAGAACCTGTTCGCAGAAGGCGGGGTGCCGTAGACGGACTCGAAGCCGAGCGCCATCTGCGCGCGGGAACCTTGGGCGCGAGGCATGAAGGGTCTCCTTTCAGAGGGTCAGAGAAGGGGGTCGGAGGTCTGGTAATGCAGGAGGATGCCAATGGTCCCGGCCTTCAGACCGGCCGCGCCCTCGACGGCGAAGGACTCATGCGCAGGCGCGACCGCCTCGATCCAGTCGCACCGCCCGCCCAGCGTCCGGTCGGAGGCGAGAGCCGTGCCGATGGCTGTGCGGATGGCATCGAGAGCCGCATCCGGATCGGCCACCAGCGCGCGGTCCACCACGATGTCGACCTCCGCCCGGTGCTGGTAGATGTAGAGGGTGGGCGAGAGCAGGACCTCCGGCGGGCCGGGATCGCCGTCCGCCAGAAAAGCGCCGCCCGCCGGGGGAAGCGCCTCGGGTACCGGCTCTCCGCGGCCGAACATGACGCCCGGCGGAAGCGCAGCCTCGATGAGGACCGCGAGCGCGGTCAGGACGGACTCGGCCTTCGAGGGCATCAGTTGGGGTCCTTCCAGTTGGCGACGACAAGACCGGGCAGGG